CCGGCACGTCGCAGAAGTCGTACAGCTGCTCCGAGGGGGCGCACCAACCACCAGCGGCGGTAAGCGAGGTGGCGGTGACTTTGCCGTGGCCGGGGATCTCGCTGGTGGCCTTCTCAATCGCCGCGACCAGCGCGTGCGGATCCTCAACGACCTCAGTCTTACGGTCCAGCTTCGCGAGCACCTGGCCGACGAAATCGGCGTGCCGCGTCATCGCCGCGCCCTTGATGTGACGGCTGTTCGGCGCGATCTGGTCGATCGCCTCGGCCAGCCCGCGGAACCCGATGGCGCCCTCGCGGTACTTCGGTGCGCCCTTCACCATTTCCCAACCTGGACCCGCAGGGGTTGCGGGTGCGGTGTCGGTGCCGGTGCCGGTGCCGGCGAAACTGACCGGTGCGGGTGTCCTGGCGGCTGCGGTGACGGGTTCGCGGTCGTCGGCGGCATCGACGACAGCTTCAGCTTCGGCGACTACCTGGGCCTCAGCATCACCACCGCCGCCGCCGTCACCATCGATCTGGGTTGCGTCAGCGTCGGATGCTGTGACGTTGTCGGCGCGGGCCAGTACGTCGTTCAGATCGTCGGCGTGGGACTGCTCAGCAGCGGCGGTTTCGTCGCGGGCGGTCGTGAGGGTCTCGGCCGCCTCGACCAAGCCGCGTAGATCGGCGACCTCATCGGGGGTGAATTCCTCACCCGCGGCGCGGCGGGCCTGGTAGACGTTGATCTGCGCGCGTGCCTGGCCGAGAAGTTCCTCGAGCTCGGTGACGGTGGCGGGCAGCTCAGCGGGTAGCTCGAACCTCACGGTCGGACTCCTGTCTCAAACGTGTTTCAGTGACTCGTTCGATCGCTCCCCGGCACATAGCGCTGTCGGAAACTCTCTGGCCGCGCACACTAAAGCGGGTTGGTGCACGCGCTGGTTCGCAGACGTGGTGACGCCGCGTCGGATGCATGGGGTGTTGCGACCCTACGAACCATGGCGTGGCTACCGCGGCCTGAGATCAAACCGCTCACCGACCGGATCGCCGCAGCAGCACGCGAACTGAAACTCGCCCGCCAAGACGGCTCCGCAGAATGGATCGGCAAAGCGGCGAAAGCGTTTGACGACCTACTCGACGAACTACCCCGTCGCGCCTGAATCAGCCAGTCTTGGTCAGCCGTTTGATGGTGCCGCCGCCAGCCCGTCGCACTTCCGCCTTGGCCTCCAAGACGGACAGGAACGACGCACCATCGGAGGGGAGTTGGGTGCCGTCGGGCAAGATCACGATGTAGCCGAGCGTCTCACCACCCACATAAACCTGGCTTCTCTTGCTACAGCCGCACGCCAATTTCAGGCACCTCCGTGGTTGCGGACGTACTCACCCAGCTCGGTGACCGCTTTCGCGGCGGCTGCGAAATGGTCGCCGTTATCGCTGACCAACACCAACCGTTGGTGGCCGCGGTACCAACTAGCCGTCACAACACCTGTGTCGTCTTTGACGTCGCAACGCACCACCCCGGGCTGGTCGGTGCGCAGCGTGTGACTCAATGTCATGCCCCGGCCCGGGCGAGTAGTTCGGCGATCTCCTCACTGGGGGTCTTCGGTGGCGGCGGATCACCAACCGCGGCGTGCGCCCGCGCGAGCGCCTCATCACGTTCAGCCGCCAACTGCGACTGCCGCTTCTCCTCCGCGATCCCTTCACGCACCGCCGCCTTGATGTCCTCCAGCGTCAGATGCTCGACCCCGCCGCGGGTGGTGTTCGGCGCCGGCCCCAGCGACGCGACGAGCGCGATCGGACGGCCCTGCTCGTCCTCGCGGCCACGCGCGGGGAAGCCTGGGGTGTTGACCGCCAGCGCGGCGATCAGCTCCAAGCCTTGACCGAAGTCGCGCCAATCGCCTGACAACGGCGAGCTGATGCCCTCCTGCACTTGTTCCGGCGTTGCCCACGGGGCCGCGACACCGCTAAACCAGATGCCGTGCGTGTCTTCCCCAACACGCACCAGCGCGAAGCACGTGCCGGTGTTGTCGTAGTGCGCCATCGCGGGCCCAGCCCCGACGGTGTGAGGGGCGTGACCAGTACCGACCGTCAACCGCCCCACCGGTAGCCGGTCACCGTTGTCCAGGTGCACCGCAGGGCTGGTGTGGAAATGGGCGTACTCCGAGCGGGACCGCGGCGCGATCACACACTCGGCCTGAATGCTGCGATGGCACTCACCGAAGCACGCCAGGTGGCCGTAGATCCGGCCGTCTTCCCCCATGGTTGGCAGCGTCGGCCCAGACAGCTTCGGGTCGGCGAACAGGCGGTGGTCGTAGACGCGGGGCCGGAACTCCTCAGCCGCGCTGGCGACGACGGCGACCCCACGGGATTCGCGCTCGTCGTTGAGTGTGATGGAGGTGGTGCCGAAGGCGGGGGTGGCGACGAGCGTCGTGCCGATCAGCTCCGCCTTGGTGATGGTTTGGTAGAACACCGCGTCTATCGGCGCGTCCCAATACTCCTCCTCGGTCACTTCGTTGCCGTCTTCGTCGGTCAGCATCCACTCGGTGGCAGCCAAATCGACGGAGGGCCCGGTGACGCCGTGGACGATCTGGTCGGCGGCCTCATCGGCTTCAGGACTGTTCAGGAGGTAGCCGGAGCCGACAACTTTCCCGCCGTCGACCGACGCGGACTCCACCACCCCGACGGTGAACGACTCCAGATGCCCCACGTTGGTCTGCTTGGACCACATCAGCGGCAGCGGGAACGGGCGGAACGACAGGTCGATGTCGGAGGCCAGCATCCGTCCGTCGCTGGTGGGTTCACCGATGATGGCGATGACACCGCTGAACGTGCGGAACAACTCGCTGTCCTGATCGGTGTCGCTGCTGTCGGCCAGTGCGGCCTCGTCGGTGGTCACAGTCATGGGGTCGATCATCTCCTCACTGGGTGCGACCCAGCCGCCCGCAGCGGTCCGGCCGATGCCCTCTGGGTCGTCACGGGCGCGGATCTGTCCGTCAGCTGCCCGACGGTCAATTTCCTCCTGCTGGGTGCGGCCCTCACGACGACGCGCTGTGGAGTCGCGCCCATCGAGTCGTTCCGTGTGGCGGTCAACCTCGTCGGGCAACTCCTCGTCGCGAGCCAAGATCCCCATGCGGCATCGGCAATTCAAAACATTGCCTGGTGTCCCCGTTGGATCTGCGGGATAGTTAAGTTGCTCGCCGCCGATGGTGAAGGTGCCGTTTAAGGGCACACGCTGGCCGTCTCCGGAGAAATGCCCGGGTCTTGTGGCGGCGTCAATGGTTGCTATCCAGATTTTGTCGAGCGGCTCATCGTCGTCTTCGTTCTGCTGCGCGGCGGTGAGTACGGCGTGGTTTTGCACGGCTGCGGCTTGGTGGCCGGCGGTGCGGGCGATCTCACGCATCTGCTCACTGGCTGGGTCAACTACCTCAGCTGTGATCGCGCGCTGCTGGTCAGGCGTGGCGATGCCCGCGTTCCGGATCTCCATCTCTATCTTCTGCTGCACGAAAGCTGGGACATTGCGGGCCTGCTCGCGCTGGGTGTCGAGGAACGCGTTACGCGTTTCGCGTAGCTGCGGGGTCGCGTCGACGACGCGGGCGGCGTGAATGACCTGCTGGCGGTCCATGTCACCTACCGCCGAGTCGACGATCTGCAACACCTTGCGTGGCGGCTGACGATACACACCACCGCGGTCGAACGGCCCATCACCGGCGGGCAGCTCAGGCACCGGGATACCGAGCGCGTCGAGCACCTCAAACAAGGTGGCGGCCCACAGCACCGCCACACCGGCGATGATCAACTCCTCAGCCAGCTGGTCCCAGCTGCTGCTTGCCTGCTGCACAGCGGCTGGGTCGGGCGGCAACGTCGCGGCCGTCAACGACGGCAACACGAACCGGCGCAGATCCGGCGCCCATCGGCGCAGCGCCTCCGCGTACAGATCCTCGACCGCCCGCTCCGCCTCAATCGTGCGCGACAATGCGTCGTTACGATCCGGCCACATCAGCCGGCCTCCGCATCGACGACCTCACGTGTCAACTCACGCTGCACATGCCGACGCACCGCCGCCCGGACCTGGTCAGAATCCAACCGATACCGCGCCAACAACTCATCCAAGCCCTCATCCCACCCCCGGATCAACTTCGGGATCTGTGCAGCATCAACTGGTCCCATAACCCGATGGGTGTCCCGCGCCGCAATACCACGCAGCCGCTGCACCTGCGCCGGGTCATGCGTGTTACGGCGCCGCTTACCCGCCAACTCCAACGCGCGCGTGACCATGAGGTCGACGGCCAACTGAGTCCGCGAACTCTGCTCGACTGCGGCCCCCTCGTCGGGCTCGTCACCCTCGGTATCTGGCTCCTGCTGTGGATTTGTTACTTCCTCGTCTTCCGCGCCGTCGCCACCGGATTCGATCGCCGACTGCTGGGGGAAGTCGATGCCCCGCAACTGCCCGATCAGCGGCGCATACGTGGTGATCAACTCGGGGTTGCGGGTGATCTGATCTAGCGCCCACTGCTGCAACCCGTCCGGCGTGGATAGGTCGTAGGCCGCGTCGGCTGGCAATCCCACCATCTCGAGGTACGCCGACACCTGAATTGCGCCCGTTTCCCACGCCTTCTGCGCTTCGTCGGTCTTGTCTGGGTCGGCGGTCAGTTTGCTGGCGTCGTACCACACGACGTACTTGTCCGGGTCGATGCCCTCGCGGGCCAGCACGACACGCAGGACCGATGCGGTGATCGCCTGGCAGATGGTTTCCATGGCGGGTCGGATGTGCAACTGCACGTCCTCGTCCCCTACAGCCCACATGCTCCAGTGATTGCTCGATGATGCGAGACCTAGCAAACGCTCAGGGCTGACGTCGAGTCCCATGGCGAGCCGCGCGATCGCGTCGTTGCGGGTCTCGATCGCGATCTTGGTGACCTCATCACCGAACTTGATGTGGTTGATCTTCTGCAGGTGCTCGCCCGGCGCGGACACCACGATCGGCACTAACCCCGCCATCGAGTTCTCATCCTCGTAAGCCTGTTGCGCGACGTCGACGATGAGGTTCTGCAGCTGCTGCGACACAGTCATCTGCGGCGGCGGATCTACTGGGCCCGGCTTGCCCGCCGACACCGGCGCCTGCGCTGGTGGCAGGCTCGCTTCGCTGGGGATCCCCAGGATGCCGTTGCCGATCAGGCGGGAGTTGTCGGCGTTGCGGATCTTGCGGGTAGTACGTGCGATCTCATGCAGCGGATCCAGGCAAGCCCGCACCGGCGACTCGGCCTCGGACGCATCTTCCGGGTCGGGGTTCCAGATGCGGAACATGTTGTCTTTGGCGGTGTTGAACTCGTGCGTTTCCCCAGAGGGCAGTTTGATCGTCACACCGCCGCGGGAATCCCGCTTGATTTCCTTGCGTGAGCATGCCAACCACATGCCTGCAGTCGGCCCGTCGTCACGCTGGAGGATCACGGTCCACGTCTCGCCCGGTATCGTCAGGTGTTCGACCGCGCGCTTGACGTACTGCGACTGCCCCAGCCGGCCACCCGCAATCGCCTTCACGATGTCGTTGACCCGCTGCCCCTCCGCGTTGTCCTCCGCGATCCCACCGGTGGGCAGGCCGTCATCACCGATCTCAGACGCCACGAGCTCCACGCGTGAACACGACGACGACCGCCAGCCCACGTAATAGCGCAATTCCCCGACAAGACGGAACATCGCCCAGGCGTCGTTTTGCCAATCCTTGTTCGACCCCGTCGTGCTGACCGGTGTTTTGAACGCCTTAGCCGGATCATCGATGATCTGACTCGCTGCGGTCAACGCCGGCCGGACGCTGCCCCTCGGGCGCCGAACGATGCGCAGGGACGAGGCAGCCACGTCGTCACGTTAAAGGTCAGGCGTGCTATTGGACCTCGACTGTTTCGATCTCCATCTCCTCATCGGAAGACAACGGAGCCGCCACACCAACCAGATGTGACGTCGCCAAGATGACGAGGAAGACCCACCACCACGGCAGCCCGACGATGACGACAGGTATCCACGCCGTTGCCGCTCCGACCCAGATCGAGACACACCATGCGCAGCTGATGAATTCCAGCGCCGTCGAGTTGAGTCCGAATATCCGCGCGATTGCGATGCGCAGGGGATCGAGGAGCGTGTCGTGGTTGATGAACCGCACCACGCGCGCCGCAGCGAGCACGTAGACCGCGAACGTGAACAAACCGAAACCAAGGCCAACCGTCATGACGCCGCTATCTGATGCGCGCGTACGTCGGTCGGGGGCTTCCGTGGCCTTGGCTTTGGAAGACCGCGCAAGTACTCGATGATCTCCGGTGCCAGTCGGAACCACTCACCACGCACACGGTGCTCGGCGAACCGTTCGTGGAGCGCGCGCTCCACTTCGGAACCGCCCTTCAACACAGCTAGAACAGTCAGGGGGAACGCGTTGTGCGCTTGTATCTCCCTCAGCCGAGTCTGGACGTCGACCGAGTATCCGATCTTCACGTGTCCCACACCATCGCTGATGAAATACACCCATCGCACCGTCGTCATCGTGACCATGCCCGCATCGACACACGCCGCGCAGTAGGGAACGCTCTCATACCAGCGCACGTTCTCCGGCGTCTGAAGGTGCCCGCCCCTTCCGCACACTCCGTAGACCGCCTTCAACTTCGCGAAGCGCTTCTTCTCGCGCTGTTCCTCGGTTAGTGGCGGTGCGGTGAATCCAAGGCTCATCAGGCGGACGCTACGGGGGCGGCGTGCACCGCCGTCCGACATACCGCGGAATGACGCTGCTGCTCAGCGCGGTTCCGTTTGCGGTAAGCGATGGTGTTCTCCCGGTTGCATTCACGGCAGTAAACGCGGTTGCCGTGGCGGTAAACGTTGTCCCCGATGAGCGGATGGTTCCGATAGCACGTCCGGACGCGTTCACCCACGGCCAGCTTGTCGACGATCTGGTCGAGTTTCCGCTGAATCCGCGCTTCCCTCGCCCGCGCTTCGGCCAGCTCCCGACGTGTCATCCCGTGTTCAGACTGGGCGTCGAGGAGGTTGTCTAATTGACGTTTGAGCCGGTCACGCTCAGCCTGTGTTTCTGCAAGTTGTTGGCGTGTGACTTGGTGTTCGGAGCGTTCTAGTCGGAGTTCGTCGGCGAAGTTGCGTGATTCTGTCTGCATCACAACGGCCATCTGGGTGATGGGTTCGGCGCGGATGGAACGCACCAAGCGGAGGGAGCAGTGGAGGCGTTCGGCGATGTCTTTCGCCGTCAGGTTGGCGAGGGTGAGGCCGGCGACGACCCAGGCGCGGTCGGGGGCTGTGAGGTCCGCCATGCGGCGTGATGATTTGGGGCAGGACAGGACGGCGGGGACGAGTTGGCTGTCGGGTTCCCAGCGCGCGGGGGCGGTCACACACGCCACCCGTTGCCCAGGAGTCCCACGTGGTTGAAGGTAGCGGGGTGGGCGGAAACAAGATAGCGCGGTCAGCGCCGCAGGTCAGAACGTCGCGCCGCTAACTGCCGACTATGTCAGCCTGCTGGATTTGCCGGTAGTGGCCCGTTTAGGCACTCTTGGCACCATCCTGAGTCGGCGTCGACCTCAACGGCCTGTTTGCATCGCAGGCAGAACGTGTGCCCTAACTCACCTAGTATCAGTTCAGCGATGTGCCAGGAATGCTCCAGAATCGACATACGCGGAATGTCTTCACCCATCGCGGTGCCGTGCGATATGCAGGCGCATGCCTGTTCCTCAAAGTCCCAGAAGTGCACCCTGATCAGGGCTGATACACGATCTCTCTCATCTATCGACACGCTCATCACTTCCCTTTACGTCAGGTTGGGCGCGTCAAGAATCGCCCGAACCTCGGCCGTACGTATCGCAGCCCATGGGTGATCGTCGCCCAATTCACCGAACGAGTGGGCGTCACATAGCGCACGGATTCGACTCAACTTGCAGCCGCAGACATCGACTGGCGCTGTCCAGCACGTGCCACAATCGGGGCAGGTGTGTTCGTCGGCTGGCGGCCGGGATAGCTGCCAGTCAACGACCTCGGCAATCTCGTCAATCGCCCCCGTCCGCGTCTGCTCTTGGTTGGCGAACCGTTCCATGAGTTCCGCCCGACCCTCTTCGCTCACCGGATAACTCCTCTCACCGCGTCTTACGTCAGGCGCGGCTCGGGGCCGCTGTAGTGGTGCATTGGGCTGAATACGACTGATCCGTCGCCCGCCGTGTACGCGGGGCAAGACAGTTCATCGCGATCGTGTTTGTCCCAGTGAGCGTGGCACGTTCGGCACTGGTACTGGCCATAGAACGGGTCGCGGTGATCCTCAAGCACTGCGGCCAGCGCCCGTTCTAGTCGCACATCCGCTGTCATGTCTCGGCGTGGACCGATGCTTAGACCAGCACGCACGGCCTCCCAGAACACGCGGCGGCGCTCGCTCATACGTCGCAAGAATGCGCGGGCCTTGGGCACTTCGGACTTGGCGAATCCGAAGCAGTCGCACATGTCGCACGACAGGTCGCTGACGACAGCCGCGTTACCGCGATGGTGCAGCGGCAGCCCGCTGTATGGGCATCGAGCCGCGCTGAGGTACTTCGCTTCGTCTTTATCCATCGTGTCCTCCAATTGCCGATAACGTTGCGTTCCGTCAGCGGTGTCCGGTGCGGGCCCACCGCTGCCCCCGATCAGCCGTGTCCAACATCGTGATCGACCGAGCGAGCTGCGGATCCAACGCGGCCAGCATGTCCGTGTACACACCGCGACGCTTCAACTCATCTACCAACGTCGACACCCGGCCGGCGTGACGCGCGGACTGCGGCCCCGCGACGCACATGCCGAGCGCCAACGCGAGCGCCGACACCGGCAGCAACGCGAGCCGCGCAGCATCGTCCATCAGGCTTCTGCACCTTCGGCACGGACCCGTAAACCAAACGGCCGATCACAACGGTGCCCAGGCCCATGATTCACGAGGCAACCCTCCACCCCCGTCACCCGATATATGTCGTCGTCGATGACGACTAACTGACCTAACAGCGGCCGCGCAGTCAAAAGATCGTCGGGTAGCTGATCCGCCGTGATCGCGGCTATGCGGCCCACCCCCGTGATCGTGACCCACTCGGCAGACCGGAAATGCGGCAGCTCAGCATCATCCATCAGCCGCCAGCCGCTTCGATGATTCGGATAGCTTCGTGGTACGCCCGCGCCTCCGCAGCATGCTCAACCGCCAACATCTCAGACTGAGAATCCCGCGCCCACAAGTCCGCAGTATTCGCCCGGACCCGCAACTCATCAAGCACCGCCCCAATATCCGGTGCGTCCGCCAACCGCGACAACGCCAACGTGAACATATCCACCAAACCCGTCACGCCCTGCTGCCCCTGCGCCATCACCAACACAGAAAGCTGCGTCACACTACGGGCTATCGCCACCGACTCATCAGCAGCATTGCGCCGGTTATCCCGATGCCCCTCAACCGCCTTATCCAGGTTGTCGGTGACCGCCGCGATCCGCTGATCAAGATTCGCCGTCACCTGCGGCGGAAACCGAAACCCGCCACCAGAACGCTTCTGTCGCCCCATCAGACCGGCAGCGTTTCCGGGCGTGGCCGCCGCCGCGCATACAACATCCCAGACCCCGGATGGCCGTCTCGGTAAAGTTCGTAGGAAGCCGGATCTAAGAACCAAGACCCGTTGATAAACGGTCCAGCTAAGCCCTGGCTAATGACGTACGACGCTAGGCCCTCCGGAGCGCGGAACCACTCGCCCGGATGCGCATCACAGCGCGCCTTGAATGCCTCAGGTTCCCCTGCCGCAGCCCCGTCGTGAGTGTGGAACTGGCTATCGCGGCGACGTCGTTTACTGAATCCCAAGGCCATGACGAAACGATACGTCGGCGCAGGTCAACAAGTAAGCCAGCCATCACCCGACGCGCCGCCGCATCCAATCATCAATCGACGTCACCGAACGCCCCACACCGCCTGCCACTCCAGGCCCACCACGACGCCCCCCGGCTGCGGCGCCCAGCGAGCCCGCCGGCGGCGCCGCCAACGACCACCGCGCCCCCACCGCATGAACCAACACATCATGCGCCACCACCAAAGCCGCCAACCGATCAGGCTGATGCTGGCCCGACTGCCACGCCACCGCCTGCGACTCAAACTTAGGGAACACCCCCGCCAACACACACGTCCCCACCTCAAACGCCTGCAACAACGCACCCGAGCGCGCCACAGCGTCACCCTTACCACGATCAGTACCTTTAGGCGGCCACCCGGTGACCTTGATCGGTCTATCCACCTCGGCCCGCTCGATCGCCTGCTTCACCATCCGCGTATAGGTCTCCCGCGCGGCGAACGACTCCACCGCAATCTCCGAAGCCCCCACCTCCACAGCGAGCTCCACCGCCGCCCGCGCCCACGCATCCGACGTCAACGGCGCCGACTGATCAGCAATCAAAGCCACACGGCCACCACTGGAGATGCTCGCGGCGATCAGTCCGCACTCATCCCCCTCACCACTATCACTCGGGTCGACCCCCACGACCGTCAACGCCGGAGCCAACGGCGGAGCCGGCAGCCGCCAATCTTCAAACCACCTTGCCTTCACCAACCCCCCCTCGGGTGCGGCCGGCACCCCTTGGAACAAGGCGTACCACGCCCTGCTTCCGACACTGCGGCGGATATCCTCAAACGCCTCCGGTGTGCGACCCAACGCCGACGTCATCGCCGCACCCGGCACCCGCCCCAACGCGTCAGGCACACCACTCTCAGCCACTGCCGGAATGTTGATATGGGTCCACCTGTCAGGTTCCTCAGCCAACAGCACCCCCGCCAAGTCCTGCTCGTTCCAGCGAGTTTGGATAACCACTACCGATCCGCCGGGGTGCACGCGGGATAGCAGGGTGGCGCGGAACTCCTCCACCACACGCCGGCGGTATGTCGGGCTGTCCGCCTCCTGCATATTTTTTACCGGGTCGTCAATAATGAGTAGGGAGGTTCCATGACCAGTAACCCCAGACATAATCCCCGTCGCCAACAAACCCCCATCACGCCCCGCCACCCGCCACTCACCAGCCGACGTCCGCTCAGACGACAACCCAAACCCCAACAACTCCGCATGCTCCGCAACCACCGCCCGCGCCCTACGCGAATGCTTCTGCGCCAACTCATCCGCATACGACGCCAAAATGATCTCCGTGTCCGGATCCACCATCAACGCATACACCGCCCCCGCAACCGCCACCAACGTACTTTTCCCTTCCCGCGGCGGGCACGTGATGATCACACGCCGATCCGGCCCGCTGATCGCATCCGCCAACACGTCACTAATCAACGCCCCCGCCGGCGTGATGTGATACCCACGAATCACCCGCTTAGCCAACTCCGCCGGCGAACTAGGCCGCCGCTGCAACCACGTCGCCGCGATCGCCCGCACCCCCACCAACACCTGCAGGGCATCAACCGAAATCGGCACACCCAACAGACTCGCAGGCACGGATGCACCCCGAATACCTCAAACGCCACGCCGGTAACGCGGTCTTACGTCGGCGCGCTGGGGCGCGCCGCGTTCGAGAATGGCTGCGATCTGGACGGCCTCGCGGCGGTTGACGTATTGGATCGCCGCCCACGCAGCCGTCCAGATCGTCGCCTGCGATGTCACAAACAGCAGCGCGGCCAGTAGGTAATTCATCTTCGATCCCCTCACCGATAACGTTGCGCTCCATCACCGCATCCCCTTGGTGTGAACCACCCCGACGTACCGGGGATCTTGACCAGTTCATCGTTTTCCGGGTCACCATCCAGACCATCGGTGGCGATCACCATGAATCCACCTGTCGGGCATTGCCGGCCCTCAACCCCCTGATGCGCACACAACGGCTTACCGCAATTCGCGCAGACACCGTTCTGCCAGATCGACGTCGCCGCATCAGCGGCCCACCACAAGTGCAACAGCTGCTCCTGCGTCGGCTCCTTGCCTTGAATCGGCACCGCACGAGCACCAACCAGGGCGTCGTACAAGACCATCATCGCCTGCTCAAACTCCACCGACGCCGCCTTACGCACATCGTCAATAGCCATCACGCGCCCCTCTCGTCCGCGCCTTCAGCAGCCCGGATCACCCGATACACCGTGTCCCGCCCCACCCGAAACGACCGAGCAATCTCACTGACAGGCTCCCCCACAGCATGCAACTTCAACACCTGCTCCACCTGCGACCCAGTCAACACCCGCGGCCGCCCAACATGCTGACCCCTAGCACGCCGAGCCTCACGCGCAGCCGCACGACGCTCACGCCCCAACTCCAACTCCAACTCCGCCAACGACGCCATGATCCCCATCACCATGCGGCCCGTCGGCGTCGAACTATCAACACCCTCACGAAGCGTGCGGATCACAATCTCACGGTCGAGCAAGTCACGGATCGTCAGCATCACCTCGGCCGCATCACGGCCCAGCCGATCCACCCCCTTGACCACGATCACGTCACCCGGCCGCGCATAGTCCAGAAGCGCCGCCAACCCCGGCCGCTCCTCCCGCCGCGACGTACCCGACAGCTTGTCCACGTACAACCGTTCAGGATCAACCCCGTACGCCTCGAGCTCATCGACCTGGGCGTCGTTCGACTGATGACCCGTCGACACCCGCGCATATCCGAGCAGCTGGCCAGCGTTCATGACTCGTCCAGCCAAAGCTGGCCACAACTAGGAGTTGGGCAACGCCACTCAGTGAACGGTAGTGGTGTGGCGCCGTATCGCCACGGGTCCGGAAGCCGGCAGTCGTGCTCGCGGCCGCTCACTTCCGCTCCCGATCGTCGGGGTGCACAAAGTCACCAGCCCTCGTCAACTGCTCCCATTCCGCCGGAGATGGTGGCCCGACGTACAGCACGTCGGCGTAGTGGCGCCCACTCGGCTGATAGGTGACCCGCACAAAGGTGGGCTTGTCGAACCCCGTGTCGATGACCGTCTCGGCGCCGTCAAAGATCTCCCACGACATCCAGGTTGCGGTTTCGAGGTCGCCGTCGGTGGCGTTGGTTCGCTCAACGATGGTGTGACCGTCCTCGTTTGGCTGCAGCCGGAATCGCCACCAGCACGCCTCCATCGGCGGCTTGAACTGACCCATGTCGTCGAGTGGCGGGTAGGGCGACACGATCGTTGTCACGGTGTCGCCTCCCAGTCCGGATGCCACACCAACAACGCCGGCAGATCGTCGCCAGTCACGGCGTAGCGATACAGGACTCGGTCGACGCGAACAGCCAGCACCGCCCGGTCGGGCAGCGCGTCTAGCTGCTCCACCGTTCGGACCGTGCACACCTCACGCCACACAGCAGCCTGATGGGCCGGATGCTCCTTGAGCACGTCCTGCAGACGCGGCGCGCTCACAGCCCCAGCCCTCCAAACCCCAGCGATGCCATCGTCGTTTCCTGGCGGAGCTGACCATGCCAATTGACATGCGTCTGCATCGCCTCCTGGGTGTCAACGACCAAGGCTGAACACTTGCCGCACTGCCGCAGGGTCCACACAGTTTCGCCGTTGTTCTGCAGTTGGATTTCATCGAACGTGATGACATACGGCTCACCCGGACGCGGCGAAGCCGCCCCCTCGTCGGGAGCGGCCTGCCGCGAGCTCTCATCGCTCATCACTGGATCACCATCCCGTGTACGAAACGATCAGGTCTGCGATCACCCGACGCCGCGGCTCATCCAGTGTCGCTGCGATCTCGCCTGGCACCAGTGGCCGACCGAGCAGCTGCTGCGCGCCCCGGGCGTTGTAGAAGCTGTACATCGCGGCCAGGAACACCGCCTCGCCCGACGACAGCACCCCCATCGCGCGCTCGACCATGTCGTAGTTGGGCTCCAGGTCCCACTTCGATCGGGCCAAGCCGGGCTTGCCGCCCGTGCCGAAGAAGCGGGGACCGGCGAGGATGACGCCTCGCTGCCACGCGTCGACGAACGCCGTCTCGTTGTAGAACTCCGTCGCGGCGCTCATCGGGTGAGCTCGTCGATGTGGATGCAGCCAACCTTGTCCGGTCCGAACTGCGGCGCATACCCGAGCACCTCGTCCTCCTGGCACGGGAACGCGTCCTGACTGAAGGGGTCTGGCTGGTCGGCCGGCATCGGGGCTAGGGCGATGAGCGCGGCGGCGATGAGGGTGGTGATCATGGGTTCCTTTCGGGTTGCGGCGGTCGTCGTTGACCACACAACCCCAGTGTAGCAAAAGTTCCGCAATACACAATAGTGCTACACCGTTTTTGCGGCGACTTATGCGACCCTAAAAGCCCAGCTCACCACTCCCAACAGGCCCGCACACATGCGCGTCGCTTTGCTAAAGTTCTGCGACAAGTGCTAGTCGCCGCGCCACGCTTCGATGACCCACGTCACAGCTAAGACGCCTGCACAGCGATAGGTTCCGGTCGCGTGTCCGGCTGCATCCAGCACTCGTACCCGCGTCCCACATTCGCCACAAGCCCTACCGATGCCGGATCGACACAATAGCGTGTGCCCTGAGCATGTGAGCCCGCACGGTGACGGTCGAACGCCGCCAGCGTGGAGAACGTGCGATGACACCCTGCGCAGTGGCTCGTCTTCACCCCGCCCCAACGGCTTCCGCAGTGGCATCCGAACGGTGATTGGCTCACGATTCCTCCATCGGTAGGTCCGACGCTTGCGCAGGGATAGCCATTGCTGGGTTTATAGATAGGTCTGTCGCTGACGAAACAGCCGAATCGGTACCCGGGTTAGGGATTGGTGTCGTCTGTGAGGCTTCACGGCTCCGCGTAACGGCCAGCCATTCCGCCAGCTCATCCGCCGGGATACGACCCGCCGCGAGGATCTGCCGCGCCACATCCAACTGCAGATCGGCTGCCGGATGATCCGGACCCCCGACCGTGCCGAACTCGCGGCTCATCTCCTCAACCGCCGCCTGCTCAAGCTGCGCCGGCGAAAGTCGGCCTTCGGCGACGTCCTTCGCCACCGACATCGCAGCTTTGATCGCCGCCTGCACCGGGGCGGTCACGACGCCACCTCGACGACTTCGGCTTCGAGGACGGGTAGCTGCTGCTGGCCGGCCGCGATCGCCAGCAGCTCCTGCTGGGCTCGGTCGAGTACGGCCGCAGCAGACTGGTGAACGTTGACCTCGAGCTGCTGCGGCACCACGACGTGCAAGCCCAGTAGCTTCGCGCGGCGGTCCATCACGTCGGTGATGGCGCGTGACACCGACACCACGGCGTGGACGTCCTTGCGGTCCTTCGCTGTCGCGAGTGATTCGAACAGTGCGGCCTGGACGATTCGGTAACCCTCGGCGGTGTACTTCCGCTGCGTGCCGACGTCTTCCGGTGGGTCCTTTTTGAGCAGTCGGTCGACGGCCAGGAGCGCGGCCTGCCGTGATTTAAACCCGGTGGCGTCGGCGATCTCCTGCCAGGTGCGGCCGGCGCAGCGGAGCCGCCAGGCGCGTTCGGCGCGGGCTCTGCTGCTTTTTCGGTCCATGACGGGTGCCACGGCGATCATTTTGTGGTGGTGGGGTGCAGGTGGGTGGGGGTGGTCGTGTTTTGTCTGTGGTTTCATTTGGTGCCTAGTAGGGGGGTTCGTCTGGGTCGGTTGGGGTGGTTTGGAGCTGTAGTTCGGGTTCTGCGTTTTCTGGATTTGGCGGTTCGTCGGTGTGTTGGTGTTGGTTTGCTTGGGCTTGTGTGAGGAGTGCTTCCCAGCTGTGTGTTGTGCGTGGTACGGCGTGGTTTCTGAGGGCGTACCAGTAGGCGGTGACGCGTTGTTCGGGGGTCCAGTGGGTGGGGTAGGGGGCGGGGTCTGGTGCGGCTTTGGCGTCGCCGGGGTGGTGGGGTTCGGTGTTCATAGCGGGATCTTTTCGTGCTGGTCGCAGGGGGTTGTGGCGTCGGGGATGTCGGGGTGTGGGGCTTGGCCTTGGTGGTCGCAGTGGGGGCAGGCGTCGATGACGTCTTGGCGTAGGCGGCGGCGTTCGAGGGTCTGGTTGTGTTCGGCTTGGTGTTTGCGTTGGGGTGCGGCTTCGTCCCATTCGCGGAGTCGTTGGCAGTGGCGGCAGT